AAGAAAAATTTTGTTGTGGTATCTGATGGTAATAAAATACCAATAATACCAAAAATATTGACAATACAAAGATGGGCTCAGATAATGAATACTTGGGAATTTTCAGATTCTGATGGTAATTTACAGGTTCCATTTGTTGGTGTGATTAGGAGACCGGATGTTCAACCAGGTACAAATCCATCAATTATTAGAACTATTCCCGAAAGATTACAGTTTCATTATGCTTCTGTCGCAACATGGAACGGAACACAAATGGGGGCGGATATATATAAAATACCACAACCTGTACCAGTTGACATTACATTTGACGTGACGATAGTTTGTACTAAACTTAGAGAATTAAATAGATTTAATAAAATTGTACTTCAGAAATTTGCATCAAGACAGGCGTACACAATAGTAAAGGGGCATTATGTACCAATTATTATGGATAAGGTTGAAGATAATTCTCCAATAGATCAATTGGATGGACGTAGATTTTATTCTCAAAACTATTCGTTTACTATGTTAGGATTTTTAATTGATCAGGAAGAATTTGAGGTAAAACCCGCTGTTAGTAGATTTTTCCTATTAAATGAGTTTGCTAAAGGAACAAATTATCAAAAAAAATATATTAATAAAACAATTGATATAACGGTAGCAACATTTACTGCCGATGGTATGCAGACACAGTTTAGTGTTGGTGAAAGTATTGGTATTTTGTTTAATGTTTCTATAAATGGTTTGTTGCAAGAGAGAGATATTGACTTTTTCCATATTGCTGGTACATCAAAAATAACATTCCCAACACCACCACTTGAGGGGGATATAATTACTATAACTTATTATAAGGGAAGAAATAGCGTCTTTATAGATAACTACGGAAAACCGGTTCAAGTTGCAACAGAAAACTTTGTTTATAATGGGACAACTCTTGCTTTTACAACGATGAACGCAATTGATAGTGTTGTTTCGTTAGATATCAATGGTCTTGTTGAGGAAGAGGGTGTTGGGTTTAACGTTTCTGGTCAAGCGGAAATTACATTATCTTCAGCACCAGCATTAAACTCTAAAATAGGTGTGACTTACCTATATTAATCTTCATCATATAAATCTGTTTTTTTGATTTTGCAGTTTGCTTCAATCAACTTCTCAATAAATTTATAGATTTTTAATCCGTTTTTTTCACAGTGCTTTTTTAACATTTCATGATGTTTTTCACTGATTTTTATGTTTTTATTATTGTTTTCCATACTAAAGTATAAATAAAGATAAAAAAGGATAAAATACTATCTAAATACAAAAAATTGAGGAAATCTTTGCTAAAAACAAAGATATTTATTTGATAAGAATAAAAATTTTTAACCAAACATTTATCAATGGCAAATTCAAACAGAATTTTCGTTTCTCCGGGTGTATATACATCAGAGAAAGATTTATCATTCGTGGCACAGAGTGTTGGAGTTACGACACTTGGTTTAGTTGGCGAGACTTTAAAAGGACCAGCGTTTGAACCTATACTAATTTCTAACTTTGACGAATTTAAAACATATTTTGGAGGTACATCACCAACAAAAGACGGTGCTGGTAACCCTAAATATGAATTACCATATGTTGCAAAATCATATTTGCAAGAATCAAATCAATTGTTCGTAACAAGAGTACTTGGTTTAACTGGCTATATGGCCGGTAACACATATGGAATCAAAACATTAGGTGGGGTATCAGTAAATTTAAATGCAACACCAACATCAACAGGTGGAACAATTGATCCTACAGATATGGCTAATGGCGATTTCTATTCTGATTTAACAGGAAAGACATCTACAGAAGGTACTTCTGTTGTATCATTTATATCTGGAAGAACCTATAGTCACAATAACTGGTTTACAATTGGACAAGTTCCAACCAGTTCAACCAGTTCATTAACGGGTACACAACTTTCGTCACCAATCGGATCAAACAATAATAAAAACTGGTACAATACATATTTTACAAAAACAGGCGCAACTGATTCAACAATTGATGGTGTGTACTCATATTTGTTTGTGTATTCAACCGGTACTACAGAATTTACAGTAACAAGATTCAAATATAGTGCATCTTTAAATCAGGATTATGCCGATAAGGTTGTATTAGCTTTAAGATCAAGAGGCTCTTATGCTTCTGAGGTTTTAACACAAAGAGTTACGGGAAGTACAGCTGTACAAATTACAGGTACATCAATTGATGTAAACCCACTATCAGATTTTACATTATCAGTAACTGATATTGATTCTAATGTGAAAACGTTTAATTGTTCATTAGATTCAAGCTCAACAAAATATGTAACAAAAGTTATTGGTAGTGATGTTTTTGATAAAGATAAATTGGCTTTCCCAGTTTATGTTCATGAAGCATATCCTAATTTAGTTGCAAACTTATTTGAGCAAGGATTGATTAGAGGTTTAAGTACCACAGAAGTTGTTGTTGACGATGATGATAATTTCACAACTCAATGGGATACTGCGGCTTCTTCAACAGTTGTTTCTGAAGTTAGAGGTGGTATTGTTTCTGATTTATTTAATATTTTAACAATATCAGATGGCGAAGCATCTAACTTCAATGTTAAAGTTACAATTCAAAATATTGATTTGGAAACTGGTGAATTTGATCTTATTGTTAGAGATTTCAATGATACTGATGAAAATCAAGTTGTATTAGAGAAATTTACTAGATGTTCAATGAATCCAGATGTACCTGGATATATCGCTAGAAAAGTTGGTACATCTGATGGAGAATATGAATTAAGATCTAAACATATTATGTTGGTTATGGCTTCAGACCATCCAACAGACGCTGTTCCTGCTGGTTTTAAAGGATTTACAACAACTAATAATATTGGTGGTGTGACCTTCAAAACAAAATACTATGATGCTGGAGACACATTATATTATGCTGCTAGCGGAGCTGCAGTAACAACAAACGGTGATAAAGTTAGAAAGGTAACTTTAGGTTTTTCAACAAGTGATCATTTTGAATATGATAGAGATATGTTGAAGTTTAAAGGAACTGGAGCATCACAAGCGACATTTGGATTCCACTTATCGACAAATGCTTCAACGATTACTGGATCAACAGGTAACTATTTGTATAAAACAACAGCATATAATTTAGAAGGTACTGATAAAGGTAAATTGAACACAGTTGCAAACCGTAAATTTACAATGCCAGTATTTGGCGGATTTGATGGTTGGGATATTTACAGAAATACAAGAACATATGGTGATTCTTATATTTTTGGTAAAACAACATACACTGCCGGTGTAAACGCAGGTGTGTTTAATGCACAGGTGGGTAATTCAGATTACTATGCTTACTTAGCAGGTATTGAAACATTTGCTAATCCAGAAGCAGTTGATATTAACTTATTTGCAACACCAGGTATTGATTGGTACAACAACAGTTCTTTGGTAACACAAGCAGTTGATATTATTGAAAATGATAGAGCCGACTCGTTATATGTGATCAACTCTCCTAATTTCACTACAGCTGATGAGGCAATCGGAGGTTTGGAAGATTTAGGGTTTGATTCTAACTACTCAGCAACTTACTGGCCTTGGATTCAAGTAAGAGATACTGATAATGCAACACAACTTTTCATACCACCAACAGGTGAAGTTTTAAAAAATATTGCATTAACAGATAACGTTTCTTATCCATGGTTCGCTCCAGCAGGTTATTCAAGAGGTTTAGTTAATGCTATCAAAGCACAAAAGAAACTTACTTTGGACGAAAGAGATAGTCTTTACAAAGCAAGAATTAACCCAATTGCAACATTCTCTGATACAGGTACAATTATCTGGGGTAATAAAACACTTCAAGTTAGAGAATCAGCACTTGATAGAATCAACGTAAGAAGATTGCTATTGAGAGCAAGAAAGTTAATTTCTGCTGTTGCTGTGAGATTATTGTTTGAACAAAACGATGAACAAGTAAGACAAGAATTCTTAAGATTGGTTAATCCAATTCTTGAATCAATAAAGAAAGAAAGAGGTTTGTTTGATTTCCGTGTAACGGTATCTAATGATCCAGAAGACATCGATGCTAACACATTGAGAGGTAAGATTTATGTTAAACCAACAAGAGCATTAGAATTCATTGATGTTGAGTTTATCATAACTCCAACTGGAGCTTCTTTTGAAAATATTTAATAAAAAGGGTGAGTTGGAAACAGCTCACCCAAAATAAAAATTTGTAATTAGAATATTAGAACTTAGTTAATTAGTATATTAGAAATTTAGTATTTTAGTAGATTAGTTATTTAGTATTTTAGTAAACTAGTATACTACTTGCAAAAAGCTAAGGAAAAAAAATGACAAAGTCAAATAATTAAAAAAAATATTTGACAATATTTATAAAGAGAATAAAAGAAAAAACATAATTCAAATACAATGGCAGATTTACTAATGAAAATGCCGGTTCCATATGAACCGAAAAGAAAAAATAGATTTATACTTAGATTCCCGTCTTCTTTGGGTATCAATGAGTGGTATGTAACATCTACCTCTAGACCAAGTGCTAAAATCAATGCAACAGAAATTCCGTTTTTAAACACGTCAACCTATGTTGCTGGTAGATTTACTTGGGAAGAGATCAAAGTTACATTTAAAGACCCAATTGGTCCATCTGCTTCGCAAGCATTGATGGAATGGTTCCGTTTACATGCTGAATCTGTAACAGGTAGAATGGGTTATGCAGCTGGATATAAGAAAAACGTAGAACTTGAAATGTTAGACCCAACCGGAGTTGTGGTTGAAAAGTGGATTTTAGAAGGTTGTTTCTTAAGTAGCTTAAACTTTGGTGAATTGAACTATTCTGAAGATGCTTTAGCTTCAATTGATGCTTCATTAAGAATGGATAGATGTATTCAAGTTTATTAATTTTTTAAATTTATATTTTTTACCAACCCATCTCTTTCTAAGAGGTGGGTTTTTTATTTAATTGATTTTCAATTAGTTATAACCATGTTTCCACGTGGAACAATGTTTTATTGATTTTTAAATAAATTATACTTATATTTTATAAAACAAATTATACAACATGGACAATTTTGACCCAACAATATCATACGATGTCGTTCAGCTACCTTCTCAGGGAATACATTATTCAAATGGAAAAAAATCATTAAGAGTAGCGTACCTAACCGCTGCTGATGAAAATATCTTAATGTCTCCAAATTTGATTCAATCTGAAACAGTTATTGAAGAACTATTAAGAAGAAAAATCTTAGATAAAGAAATTTCTTTAGATGATTTGGTTGAAGAGGATAAGCAAGCTATTTTAATATTTTTAAGAAATACAGCATTTGGTAGTGAATATACTGTAATCTTAACAGATCCAGTAACTAAAAAACAATTCGATGCCCAATTAGATTTATCTGTATTGAAGGTTAAAGACTTCAAGTTAGAAAAAGACTCAAATGGTGAATATACTTTTTTGTTACCTATTACTAAAAAAAATGTGACATTTAAATTTTTAACAAATACACAAGAAAAAGAATTACAAAGTATTAAAGAATCTGGAACAAATGCTGTTATACCAATAAACACAAAAAGACTTGAAATGATGATTAAGTCTGTTGATGGCCAGAGGGACCAAATGGCGATATATCAGTTTATTCAAAATTTACCAATTAAAGATTCTCAAGAATTTAAAAAATTTGTATCTCAAAATAAACCAGGTTTAGACCTAATAGTTGATGTAATCGCCCCGTCAGGAGAAAAAGTCCCAGTAATGGTTGACTTTGGGGTGGAATTTTTTCGTCCCTTCTATGGTATATAAAAAGCATCAAATAGATGCGATACTTTTTCTTTTAAGTAAGGGGTTTACATATAGGGATATTTTAATATTACCAATTCACGAAAGAAATAACATTATAACTGCTTTAATAGAAAATAGTTGATAAAGCTATTTATTAGATATACTATTATATAATGGCAGATACTAAATCACAATTTTACGACTATTTAACCAGAACGCTAGGTGTTGAGCCTGGCGATGCAACTCAAGCGGCTAATAGATATGAACAAGCATTAAATGAAGTTCGTAGAAGCGCCACGTCCTCATCTTCATCATCTTCTTCGTCTTCTTCATCAAGTTCTCTTGCTGCAGCATTAGGAGCTGGATTTATAGACCAACAAGTTGGTAAAATAGGTAGAATTAGTACTGATACTGGTACAAAAATAATAGATGCAATAAAAAACAGTGCAAGTCTCAACCCTCTTAAAATCGCTTCTGGAATATTTGATGGCTTATTAAGGGGTACTGAGGCAATATTGAAAGATGTTGCAACTATTGACAAAGAACTTATTGAAAGAACTAGGGGCGCTGGTGGATATGTTGGGGCTATTGCTACAGGAATGGGCGAGTCGATTAGACTTGCGATGTATGACGCACAACAATATGGTGTTGCTACGAATGAAACTCTTGAAGCTTCAGAATCTATGATGAAGGCTTCGGAAAGAATGTCAATTTATAATCAACAAACCATTTCTGATGCCATGGTTGCATCTTTAGCGTTTACAACAAGTTCAGGAAAAATATTAGAAAATGTTGAAAATTTTAGAAATGTTGGTATTGGTTTAGATGGTGCAGCAAAATCTATAACAGAAATAGGTTCAAGATCTGTAGCTCTAGGATTAAGTGCAAAAGCCACTTCAGAAGAATTAGTAAAACAAATAGGTAATTTAAACAAATACGGTTTCCAAAATGGTATAAAAGGGTTAGGTAAAATGGTTCAAGAAGCGCAATCTTTAAAAATCAATATGGATGAAATTTTTAGAGTTGCCGATGATTTATTTGATCCCGATAAAGCTATTAATTTATCAGCTAATTTACAGGTTGTTGGAGGTGCTGTTGGTGATTTAGCAGATCCCATTAAACTAATGTATGATGCAACTAATAACGTTGAATCTTTACAAACAAGTATTATTGGGGCCGCTAGAAGTTTAGCAACATATAACGCAGAACAAGGTAGATTTGAAGTTACTGGTGCTAACTTGAGAAGAGCAAAAGCAATGGCAGAAGCACTTGGCATATCAATGGGAGAATTAACAAACATGGCGGTTAAAGGTGCTGCTAAATTTGAAGCAATGAGTGAGCTTGACATGTTTCCTAGTTTAACTGAAGACCAAAAGGAATTTGTTTCAAATATTGCAACAATTAAGGACGGTAAAGTTGGTTTTGATATTCCAAAAAATATAACCGATAAAATGGGGTTAACAAATATTCAAGATGGGTTTGTTAGTTTAAGTGATTTATCTGATGATCAAGTAGTTTTATTACAAAAATTACAAGAGAGCGCAGATAATGAAAAACCAATAGATATCGCAAGAAACCAATTCAATGAAACAACAAAAATACTTAATGTTGCTACAGCAATTTATTTACAAATATTGGAAGGGCAAAGGAAAGGCCCACTTGGCCAAGCTTACTATGATGGACTAAAAAGAACTTCTGAGATTATGGAGAAATTAAATCCAACAACTCAAAGTGGTGCTGAAATGTTTAACACATTTACGAATGAAATTGGAAAACAAGTTAACATGAGCCCAGATCAAATTCAGAAAGAAATAGAAAAATACATAAGTCCAGAAATGTTGGAGTTTTTTCAAAATGCGAAAGAAAAGGTTATAAATGCCCCAGATGAAATTAATTTACCTGAAATGTATGAGAGGTTAAAAAGAGAAATACAACCAATTGCTGAACCTCTAATAGATAAAGGTAAAGAATTCTTAAGAGAGATGGGTATAACAGTAAAAGTTGATTTGAATAGTAGTAGCCCAGAATTGGCTGAGGTATTTGTTGCAGAAATAAATAAAAATCCACGATTAAGATCAGATTTAGCACAAAGCATTTTCGGTAATAAGAAAGAGTTTGTTGCGTAATATTTTTTTATTTTATCTATTTATTAAGTAAAAGAATAGGATGCCAAATTATTTAAATTTTGATAGCACAAAAAGTTTTAGAGATGCTTTAATATCTAAAACACTACAAGCACCTAATGGTCCTCAGACCTTTAGTAAAACTTCCTATTCAGTACAAAATCTAAACAATTTAGCCAATAAAAATAATGGTGATGTTGTTGTTAATGATAGATATGATAGAGCATCATTACTAAAAGATACATATGCAATCAATAGATTTGGTCCAGAAAGCGACAAACAATTTGTTATAATTGAAGATGTTCAGACAGTACCAGCAATTGGTAATTTAGCATTATACCCATATTTTCAAATACAGGATGTTTTAGGTAGAAGTCTTATTGGGGCATTAAATTCAGAAAATTATGAATTTGAATCAAAATTAGCTCAGTTTTCAAATAGATATTTGAAAGATAGCCCAGACGGCCCAGTACAATCTAGAATTAGACAAAATTTACAAACAGCAACATTAGGTAGACTAAGGGTATTAGATGCTATTAATGGAAATACTGCAACAGCAATCAATATCATCAGAGGTAAAGAAAATTTAGTTGAAAAAAACTATAAGGTAACTGTTGCAAAATCTATTCCAGGTAAGATTGTTGATTTTGTTCAAACTGTTGCTGGAGTAGAATTTCCATTTTCTGAAATTCCTGGACAATATTTAAGCGATCCGGCTAATCCAATAAATTATAGACCAGAACCCAAAACAGCTGTTGGAGCATTTTTACAAGATGTTACTGGTGCAATAGGTTCTTTAATTGGTATACAAAGAAGACCAAAGAGATCTAGCAAACCATCTGACATCATGTATGAATATATGGGGTCCGGACAAAAAGATATCCTACACGATAATTTATCATATTCAACATATAAACCAGATTATACAACAGTTGCTAGATCACAACAATCAAGTAAATTGTTTAATTTTCCAAATGCTATTGCTCAAGGAATAAAAAATTTAGTTGGTGTAGAAGCACCAAGAGGTAATGCGTATATTGGAGATGATAGAGGTGAAAATGTTTTAAATATTTTACAAGACTTTAATGATAATAAGGTATTAAGCCCATATTATCTTTCTTATAAATTTGATTCAGTTGCAAGTGATGTATTTTCAAATCAAAAAAATATTTCAGAAGGTGGACAAATATCTGGGAAGTTAACTTGGTATAGTAAAAATTCAAGAAATAAACTTGGAGAACATAATTTAGAATTTGAATCTGAAAGATCTAAGTTCGAAGAAAGTGTGTCAACTAGAAATGAATTTAGACAAGATTCTATTTTAGCAAAAACACAAGAGTTATTAAACTCAATGCCATTGGATGGTGCGCTTTCAAGATCTCATGTTGGAAATGTAATTGACCAAACTAGTAGAATCTTTAAAGAAGGTAATAGTTTTATTTCAAGAGGTTCTGCAATAAAATATGTAAACAAGATAACAGGAAAAGAAGACGGTACAGAATATTGTAGAGTTTGGACAAAGGATAGGGCTTATATGAACTATTCTGACACAATGAAAAGAACTGGATTGATAAGAGGTGTTAAGGATAGCGTAATATCAACACCTTGGAATTTAAATATTGCCCCTATTTCTAATGGAGATAGAGATTTTAAAAACTCAACAAATATCGAACAAATTACCGCAGATCCATTAACTGGTAAAGCAAAAAAATATATGTTTTCTATTGAAAACCTTTCTTGGAAAACATCCAATAAGCCTGGTTTCACTGTTGAGGATTTACCAATCTGTGAAAGAGGGGCGAATGGTGGTAGAGTTATGTGGTTTCCCCCATATGATTTAAAAGTTAATGAGGTTAATACTGCAAACTGGGATTCTAATAAATTTTTAGGTAGACCAGAACCAATATATACATACAAAGATACTGAGCGATCAGGAACAGTATCATTTAAAGTAG